GGAGTGCCAGCATTATTAGACAACCATTGTAACTGGCCAAAAATGGCCTTAGGGTCGAGGAGACCGACCCAATAATGACCATTGAAGAAGGGAGTGCGTTTAACAATCTCTCCTTCAGTGAAATCATGATGGTCGACAAGCTCAGAACGCTTCTTAGCATCTGTAATCTTAATCCCAAAATACTTCAGGACAAACACAGCGTAAGTAGTGAGGCGAACGTCGTCTTCCGAACTGGCGAACATAAAATCGTCTCCCACGATCCAATTATTGATATTGCGCCAATAGAGATACGGTCTGCGACCAAGACCGTGGGTATAGTAAGCCCAACACATAAAGTCTGTGCGTATGCTATTCCACTCATACGTCATCGGGTGACCAGTAGGAAAGATGCCATCCATATGACAAAGATAGTTGTCATCATGAATCAATGCATTACGATCCGCCCTAAAAAGAGCCGCTCGTTTATGAGTGAACTCTCCTTCAGGATAATGTAATGCATACCACTTCTGAGCTATAGTTTCAAACAGCCCAAACATCATCGTGGGGAAGCTGGTATCAAACTTAGAAGCATCACCAAACTCAAGAAATCGTTTGTCCTTAATAAGGGAACGGAACTGGGAGTCGAATTCAGGCCCTCCTGCATCCACACCGCCACCAAAATTTTTATACTGGCGGACAGCATAGACAAATGAACCCAGATAAGTTCTAATGAGGAGAAACATTGTGAGATTACTGGCACATAAAGTGCGAGTCAATTTATTCACATAATGCTCTGGCTTGTCTCCATTGCCTGTTTGAACAATGACTTCACGAGTCTCATCCATTTTGTAATTGCGACAGAAGAACCACTCAAGGCGACTCAAGTCTTCGTCGTCAAGAGCCAAATCCTGTTCAGCAAACTTAGCAATGAGAACACTTCGGAAACGTAAGAGATCTTGAGAATCTCTAAAAGCCCAGCCGTGTTTACCTTTGGCACGGCGGAGAAATTTCAGAGGTGAACCTGCTGACGTTGCCATCTCAACTGGTTTAATGCCATAAGCTGGAAAACCATTAATAGCTTCTTCTCGAGACCATCGCTCTTTCAT